AATACTAGATTCTATTCAGATGGTACGAGTAGATATACTATGTGGTCGGCCACAAACAGCTCTCAAATATTATTTAGATCAAACAGCGGAACACCGCGCGGTTGGGTTAACGCAACAAGTAATAATGATGTTGGATTTTTAAATGATTCTGGCGCTTGGCGCGCCAGAATTGTAGGTGGCGATTACATGCAATTCGATGGTTCAAGTATTCGGGCCCGACGCCTTTATGATCTTGATAATACTACCTATTATGTAGATCCAGCAAGCGTTTCAACAATGAATACTATTGACCTCGAAGGAACAATAAGACATGATGGAGATGCTAATACATATATTCAGTTTCATGAACAAGATCAATTTAGAGTGGTCACTGGCGGGGTTCAACAATTAGAAGTAAATAATAATAGAGTGACGGCAAATAATATAATGGTTGCAGGAAGTTTTGAAACATCAGGTGCATTGACTGTAGGAATCGGTGCAACAAGTTCAAATATTTACATGAGAGATACAGATAATACTGACCGAAGAATACACTGCAATTCTAGTCGTATTGGCTTCCTGAGTTCTTCGGACAATTGGGGTTCGTATTCAACTAATGGGGGTGATTGGTTTTCAGATCAATCAGTTCGTTCTCCTATATTTTACGATAGTAATAATACAGGATTTAGAGTTGACCCAACTGGCACTACTGTTCTCAGTGCTGCAACCTTTTCAGGAAATACTACATTCAGTGGTGGTGCTCCACTACGTGTTAATAGTACTGGTACAGGTAACGTAAGCACAAACGGCCAAATAGGCCTTGAAATATATGGAGCTTCTGGTGGTGGCGGCGCGGGTATGTCATTCCATAGAGGCGGTTCATTCGCAATTAACATGGGACTTGATTCTAATAACGTCTTCAAACTTGGAGGTTGGTCTGCTAACGATAATTTAATGACTATTAATACGAGTGGTAGTATGTCTGTAATTGGAGACTTCAGAGCTCCAATATTTTATGACAGCAATAACACTGGTTTCAGACTTGATCCAAATGGAACTTCTAACTTAGAAACTGTAGATGTAACTACTTTAAATACGTCTGGTCTGATAACAATGGAAAGAGCTACCTCCACTGTCCTGCGACTTAGAAATACTGTAAATGCTGGTAAAGTTACAATCCAAATGACTGATAACCAATTCGGCGGACAATCAGGTAATTTTTCATATGTACACTCCGACAGTGCTAGTTTCGGCGGGAGTGCTGCATTCTTATTTGAAGGAAATCAACCTACTACTAACTTGGTTTGTAACGGCGGAAATATTATTGCTACTGGAGATGTCACTGCATTCTATTCAGATGAAAGGCTTAAAAACTTTGAAGGTAAAATAGATAATGCATTAGATAAAATATCCAAAATGAACGGTTATTATTATAAGGGAAATGATGTTGCTAAATCTTTAGGTTATAACAACGAAGAACGCCAAGTAGGTGTTAATGCTCAAGAAGTTCAAAAAGTGATGCCTGAAGTTGTCGTTAAAGCTCCTGTGAGTTATAGAGATGATGTTGATGAAGATTACTTAACAGTTCATTATGATAAATTAGTACCTGTTTTAATTGAGGGTATTAAAGAACAACAAACACAGATAGAAGATCAACAGAAACAAATTGACGAATTAAAAGAAATGGTCAAGTTGTTAATGAATAAATAGCATATAAATAAACAAAACAAAGAGGAAATAATAATGAAATTTGAATATAAGTGGGAAGTAACAGGAATAAAATGTATTGATAAAGAGAACCATGAAGGTATTACCTTACTAAATTCTGTCTGTCAAACATACTGGAAACTAACAGGAATAGATTCTGAAGGTAATGAAGGTAGCTTTTCTGGTGCGACTCCATTTTGTGCTAGTAAATGTAAATCTGAAAAATATTGCGAGTTCAGTGAATTAACTGAGGCTGTGGTTCTTAGTTGGATTCAAGATGTAGTAGCTAATGATGCTTCCTATAAAGAACATATCGATGCACAAATACAAAAAACAATCGACGCAACCAAAATCACCGAACCTTCTTTGCCTTGGGCTCCCGTCGATGAAGAACCTGCTGAATAAGGATAAATGCTATGTTTTATCAATGGAAAATTATAGGCCTAAATACTGAAACCGGTATCGTTGGGAAAGTAGTAAAAAATTCCATAGTTAATCGTATCGATTGGGTAAAAAATTCTGAAGATGAATACGGAATAAAAGGTTCTTATCTTGGACATACTGTCTTATCAGAACCAAAATCCAATACTGAGTTTATCGCATTTTCTGCTTTGTCAGAAGAAGTGATAATTTCTTGGATTGAGAATACAATATCTGATAGTGAAAATGGAATAATAAATAGTGCGCTAGATGAACAATGTAAAAGACAGCGTATTACTAAACGTCAACCACCTTGGTCTGTATAAATAATAATACAACCTGACTATATTATGGAGTTAATATGCATGACATTAAATTGCATGGTCTCGCGACTTATGCACTGAAAAATGGTGGAAGTATCCACCCTATAACCCTCCCGCCAGAATTGACAGGCGAAACTGGAATAATGAATCCGTCTATTTTTGTTAGAGACGGGCAAGTTCTTATGAATATTCGCCATGTTAATTATGCCATGTATCATAGTGAAGCTAGGAAATTCGTCCACCAATTCGGTCCTCTCCATTACATACATCCTGAAAATGACGTAACTTTGACTACTCATAATATTATGTGTACTCTCGACGATAACTTAAACGTCACTCATTCCGGTAAACTAAATATGAAACTAGATACAGGAAACCCGACTTGGAATTTTGTCGGTCTTGAGGATGGGCGTCTGTTTGACTGGGAAGGTCGTTTGTTTTTATGCGGAGTGAGACGTGATTGTTATGATGACAAAGGCACTGGTCGTATGGAAATGTGTGAAATAGAATTTAAAGATGGAGAATGGATTGAAATCGGAAGATTCCCAATACCTGTTCCTGATGGTGCTGAGTCATATTGCGAAAAGAATTGGATGCCAGTACTTGATATGCCATGGCATTTTGTGAAATGGACTAATCCTACACAAGTAGTTCGCTTTGATATTGAAACTGGAGCTTGCACATCTGTAGTTCTTGACCCCAATAGATTATATTCTTTCCCGCGTGACATCCGTGGAGGCTCACAAGTCGTCAGAATAAATGATACCCAAAGAATGGCATTGACGCATGAAGTTGATCTTCATAAAGACACCTTCGGCAGAAAGAACGGTAATTATATGCACCGATTTATTGTATGGGATAATGATTGGAATATTGTACATAAGACAGATGATTTCTTTTTTATGGGCGCTCAAAGAGATCGAACAAGCGGTCTGCAATACACGATTGAATTCGGAACTGGCATAGCATTCCATAATGACGATGTTCTAATATCGTATGGATTGCAAGACAATGCATGCTTTATATTAAAAATGCCAAGTAAGTTATTTTATGAATTTTTGATGAAAGGATAGATGATTATGTTACAACAATTATTAAACGAACATGTATTAGATTCTAAAAATACAACCAAACTATTTAATCTTGCTCGAGAATATGACAAACAAGGTCAAGGTTCTGGCGCGATCACTTTGTATATGCGAGCTGCAGATCTAGAAGAAGAAGATACTTTTTTGCAATATAAGTGTATGATTTTATCAGCACGTATTTGCGAACGCCAGACAAATAGACAATATACAATGCTAGGTTTCTTGCAACATGCCGTAGGTTTATTACCTAGCAGACCTGAAGCTCACTATCATTTATCAAAATACTATGAAATCAAAACAGACTGGAGACAGTCTTTGATACATGCTCAACTCGGACTTGTTAATCATGAAATGAATTGTCCTGAATTGGGTTATCCAAGTGCTTATGTTTTAGAATATCAGAAGGCGCTTGCTGCGTGGTGTATCTCAGGTACCGACGTCTGCCGTAAAGCCTTTTTTAATCTTAGATATAAAACTGAAATGGATGAGGCTCATGAAAATAAAGTAGCGGGTGTCATAGGAACAATTGGTTACCCCCATGCTATCGAATACACAAGAAGTGATTTGAAGCAACTGAAGAATAAATTTCATGGCGTCGAAAGGATAGACAAAAATTATTCTCAGCATATGCAAGATATGTTTGTTCTTACTATGTTGAACGGCAAGGAAAATGGAACTTACTTAGAATTTGGATCAGGCGAACCTTTCCTGCATAACAATACTGCATTACTTGAAACTAAATTTGGTTGGAAAGGTATATCTCTTGACAACCGAGACATACCATGTTATAATTTTAATGTCGAAAGAAAAAATACTATATTGAACGTAGATGCAACCCAAATCGACTATGAGCGTTTCTTTAAAGAACACAATATCGCACAGGTTACCGACTATCTTCAATTAGACATCGATGAGCCGACGCTATCAATACTTAAAAAATTACCTCTTGACAATTACAAATTTCGCGTGATTACTTTCGAACACGATCTCTATGATCAAGGACCCGAAGTAAGAGACGAAGCGCGCAAATATCTAAAATCTCACGGATACACACTATACGTGAACGACCTCGCACTAAAACCCAATACCTCATATGAAGATTGGTGGATTCACCCAGACTTAGTTGATATCAATAATGCCACGCCAGGTAAAAATGAGATCAACTTTGTGTGGGATTATATGATGAAATCCAAAAATGAATAAATAAGTGTAATAATTGCTAATAGTTCAGATTAAGGAGAACGACGATGGCTATAAAAATAGGCGGCACAACTGTTATTGATAATTCAGGACACTCAATTGTAAACCAAATAAGTGGAATTTACAATGACCTGATACCTTCTGTAGTGTCAGCTGCAGGTACTAGCATTAGTATGATTAATCCATCAATCACAAGGTCGATGCCAGCAAACGAAACTTATTCATTTACTAGCCGACAACGTGGAAGAATGACTGTATTATTTCTTGATACAACATCTTCAAGTTTCACTCCTACTTTCCCATCTGAACAAATTTTCTGGGCCGGTGATGTGGTACCAAATTGGTCAAGTACTAGATATTGGCTCATAACTTTTATTGCATGGGATTCTTCTAACGTCCAAGCAGCTGCTACGGGATACAATTAATCATGGCCATTAAAATTAGCAATGACACTATCATTGATGATAATCGCGCTTTGGTAACGCCAAGAATTGACGGTACTTATATAAATTATCATCCTAATGTAGTAAACTCAGGTGATATAGATTTGACTAACCCAGCTCATGTCAGAGTAATGCAAGGAAATACTACTTATAATCTATCAAACGCAACAGTCCCAAGGAGTGCTTTCATATTGCTTGATACTACTTCATCAGATCTTACGCCTACATTCAACACAGTTGTTTGGGCAGGTGATGGAACTCCTCCTAATTGGTTTTTGCATAGATATTGGCTTGTTTCAATTACGGTAACCTCAGCAGGAAACTTTGCTGCAGCCTCTGGTTATGATTTCTAAGGAGATAATTTATGGCAATTAAAATTGCTGGTACTACAGTTATAGATGATTCGCGCAACTTTTTAAATATAACTAGCACTACAGGACAATACTATACATTCAATCCAGTTGTTGATACAGCAGGGTCTGCGCTAGATTTTAATAATCCCGTTTACTATAGACAACTCAATGCTAATCTCACATTGACTTCATATACAAATACTGATGTAGGCAAATCAAAGATACTACTGCTTAATCTAAATGGCTTTACTTTAGGTTTTGGCTCTGGTATAACTTGGCAAGGCGGTCTGATACCAGATTTCACAACCTTTCAATATTGGGTTATATCATTTACCTGCTATACGGCCGGTGGATTGTTAGGAGTTGCTATGGGTAGTAATCACGGCGAAGGTTCAGCTAGTTATTTAATACCGCTTACACATCCAACAGGATTGTATGCAGTAAATATTTCACCTGGCGAGGATGCGTTCGCAAATCTGAGAATAAAGACTGATGGAACCATCGACACACTAATAAATGATGAACAAGGACCAAGAACTACAAATACTGATTGGCTTGACGTTGCTGGAGGCGGTGTTGCTAGCGAATATGAAGTAGTAACTATACTAGACAGTGGAGTTGCTCCTAACATAGGAACTATAGGTACTTTCACACTATCAAATAATTATATAATAGGCAACAGCGTTATAGCTGCAAACGTGGAGAATAGAGAATCTAATATAATTCTGCGCATACAAGAAATTGCAAACCCAAGCAACTTCGTTGAAATTACACCAGGTACGTTTGGTAATCTACAAATAGTAGCAGACAACACAGGAAATTAATACATGAGCTTAACACACAACTTTGCAGTTTTTGCTAACAACAATATTGGGCAGAATATAGCCGCAATTTTCGTTTCCTTAACCTTTGACACAAACGGTGATGCATTTGCAATATCGCCTCAAGACGCAATTGCGGCTATAAATTTTAACCCTCAAGGTGTTGTTTCAGTAGAGAAAAACGATGTAGCTGATTCAACTTCAAATTGGTTAAGCAATGTAACTGGTATAGAAGCTTCGGATTATAGGATAAATGTAACTTCGACTGGGGATACATTAAGTCCTTCGAGTTCACCTTTAAATACTAATCTAAGCCTTGGCGTTTTCAGACAGTGGATATTAGAGGCTGACGATGGCGGATTTGAAAGCAGAACTGCAGATGTAACTATAACAGTTACAGAGATTGCAAACACTTCAAATACAGCAACAAGAACAATAACGCTTACAGCTGAAACTGAATCATAACATATAGAGGTCAATTAAATGGCACAACCAGTAACTAGAGAACAATTTAAAGATCATATACTCCGTAAAATTGGAGCTCCTGTTTTGCAGATCAACGTATCAGAAGAACAGGTTGAAGATCGAGTAGATGAAGCATTATCATTTTGGAATGACTATCACTATAATGGCAGTCAATCAGTATATCTCAAACATCAAATAACAGAAACTGATAAAGATAATGGTTATATATTATTACCTGAAAATTTATTAGGTATATCTAAGGTTTTTCCTCTTCAGACTGGTGGAAGTGCTGGTACAGGTTTTTTCAATGTTCAGTATCAGTTCGTTTTGAATAACATCAGTGATATAGTAGGCTATGATATACAGAATTATTATATGACCATGCAGCACCTTGAATTCATGAATGAAATTTTAGTAGGTAAACCACTTGTAAGATACAACAAACACGTTAACAAACTTTTCATTGATGTAAACCAAAACAAACTTGTTTTAGGTGATTATGTAATAGTAGAAGCTTACGATGTTATAGATACAGGAGAATATCCTGCTGTGTGGAGTGATCGTTGGCTTCAGAATTATGCAACAGTTCTTGTGCGTGAACAGTGGGGTTCTAATCTAATAAAATTTACTGGAGTTCAACTTTTAGGCGGTGTTCAGTTTAACGGCGAATTGATATTTCAAGACGCTAGAGCAGATCGTGAAAGAATGGAAGATGATGCAATTAGCAATCTTCAACCTCTTGCGTATAATTTCATAGGATAAGTAATGGCTACTAATGTATATTTTCAAAATTATGATTATTTTAACGAACAGCAATTAATAGACGATCTTGTTATTGAGACAATACAAATTCATGGTGTTGATATAATTTATATCACGAACTCAATACAAGAAGTTGATGCTATATTTCGTGAAGATGATATACCTATCTATGATGAAACTTTTGACTTTGAAGTTTACGTTAAAAATGTTGATGGATTTGAAGGAGAAGGTGACTTCTTAAGTAAATTTGGCCTTGAAATTAGAGATCAAGTTACTTTCACTCTTGCAGTTCGCACATTTGAAAAATATGTAAACAGAATTAGACCTGACAGAAAAAGACCTCTTGAAGGCGATATTATATTCTTCCCTCTGAATAGTAAAATGTATAAAATAATGAGTGTAGAACATGAGAGTATTTTCTATCAAGCAGGTTCTTTACAACTGTTTGATATGCGTTGTGAGTTGATTGAATATTCTGGACAAAGATTTCACACAGGTAGAGATAATATTGATACTTACTTTAATGATATCGATACTACACAAGCAACTACTCTAGAATCACTTGAAACTTATGATGACAATGCTATGAATTTAGATTTTGAAAAAATTGGAGATGATATCATAGATTTTTCTGAGAGAGATCCATTCAGTGAAGACATAGACATATTAGATGAGGATGCACCATAATGGCAATTGCAAATTATTTTTACAATAAAACAACCAGAAAGTATGTTGCATTATTTGGAACTTATTTTAATCAGTTAACTATTGAACGAACAGGCACAGCTGGTGAAGATATACAATCCATGATTGTGCCCATAACCTACGCGCCTGTGCAAAAGATGCTTGCTCGAATTAAACAAGATCCTGAATTCGCTAAAAAGTCTGCACTTCAAATGCCTAGGATGTCTTTCGAGATGACAGGATTATCTTACGACCCAGAGAGGAAAACACCTCCTGTTGGAAGAATAAGAAAATCAACAGTGGCAGATGATATTTCAGACCAAAATTTTATGTATGCTGGTACTCCTTATATTATTGAATTTTCATTATATATTATGAGTAAATATACTGAAGATTCTGCTAAAATATTAGAACAAATATTGCCGTTTTTCAATCCTGATTTTACTAGTTCAGTTCGTCTTATTGACGGTATAGATCCTTTTGATGTTCCGTTGATATTGAACGGCGTTTCAATTGAAGATGTTTATGAAGGTACTTTCGAAGAGAGACAGACGCACTTATCAACATTAAATTTCACAATGAAAGGTTGGTTCTTTGGACCAGAACGAAACAAGAAAGTTATAAAATTCGTCGAAGTTGCTATGACTACTGGAGATGACAATGGAGCTAACACTGCATTTGAATTAACCCAAACAACACAGCCTGGTATGACGGCTAATAATGAACCAACAACTGACATAAATGAGACCATTGATTATACATTAATAGATTTTGATGATAATTGGGACTTCATAAAAGTCATAACAGAATAAGGTAGATATCATTATGGGAAAGCGAGAAGATAATAAAGAATCAAAAAGAAATATGATGGCAGATACACTAGGAATAAGACGTCCTGATGAATTAATAGAGAAAAAAGAAAAAGAGTTACCTATGACAATAGATCAAGAACCTGAAAAATCCACAGATATAGCAATTACTAATTCTTCGGATGAGATGATAGAAGATATCGATAAAGCAAAAGGTAATGTTCAGAACATAATTACCTATGGCGACAGTGCGTTGGCGGATATGATGGAACTAGCAAAGCAATCAGAATCGCCTCGTGCATATGAAGTTGCTGCATCTTTAATGAAAACGTTATTGGATGCCAACAAAGATTTCGTTTTAATGTCGAACAGAAAACATACTGCAATAGATGAAGCTAAAGGTGGCGGCAATCAAGAAGGACCCAACGTAGTTAACAATAATTTAGTGGTATCAACTACAGACTTATTGAAAATGTTAAAAGGCGATAAATAGTGGCCGCTATTAAGTCGGAAGGTTATCTAGGTAATACGCATCTTAAGGGTGCGGGAAGTACCACAGAGTGGACTCCTGAAATGATAAAGGAATATGTGAAATGTTCCAAGGACCCAGTATACTTTGCTAAAACCTACATTAAAATAGTCCATGTTGATCACGGTCTCATACCATTCGAGATGTATGATTATCAAGAAGAAATTACAGAGAAAATATTTAGAGCAAGACGAGTCGCAGTATTGACTGCTCGGCAGGCAGGTAAGACCACAACTGCAGCAGCCGTAATACTTCATTATATTTTATTCGACGAACAAAAGACAGTAGCAATATTAGCAAACAAAGGTGATGCAGCAAGAGAAGTATTAGGAAGAATACAACTTGCGTATGAAGCATTACCTAAATGGATGCAACAGGGTGTTAAAGAATGGAATAAAGGTAGTCTTGCACTAGAAAACGGTTGCAAAATATATGCAGGCACAACATCTTCATCTGCAATTCGTGGTAAATCAATATCATTCCTATATTTGGACGAAGTTGCATTCATTGAAGGTTATGATGAGTTCTTCGCATCTGTTTATCCTACAATTTCTTCAGGTGAAACAACAAAACTATTAATGACTTCTACGCCAAACGGACTGAATCATTTTTGGAAAACTTGCAAGGGCGCTGAAGAAGGAACAAACGGGTATGAGTTTGTTAAGGTTATGTGGAGTGATGTACCTGGAAGAGGAGATGCTTGGAAACAAGAAACTCTTGAAGCGCTAGATTTTGACTTAGAAAAATTCGCGCAAGAATATGAAGGTAGTTTCCTTGGAAGTTCTGGTACTTTAATCGATGGTGCAAAATTAAAACAGATGTTGCATTCAAGACCTATACAAGAAAGAGAAAAGGTGTATCAATATTTTGCGCCGGTTCCTGAATCTACATATGCTTTAATAGTAGATGTATCCAGAGGTAAGGGTTTAGATTATTCTACATTTAACGTTATAGATATTACAAAAATGCCTTATCAGCAAGTTTGCGTTTTTAGAGACAATATGATAGGACCTGTGGATTTTGCATCAGTAATTTTCAGAGTTGGGATGATGTATAATGAAGCTGCAGTTTTGATTGAAATAAATGATATCGGAGAACAAGTTTCTGACGTTCTTCAAATGGATTATGGTTATGAAAACTTACTATTCACAGAGAACGCGGGTCGAGCAGGAAAAAGAATATCAAGCGGATTTGGTAAAAGATCAGATAATGGTATAAGAACAACCAAATCTGTAAAAGCAGTAGGTTGTTCCATAATCAAAATGTTAATAGAACAAAATCAACTTGTGATATGTGACTACAATACAATACAAGAATTATCTAGATTTTCAAAAAAAGGTAATTCATACGAAGCGGAAAGTGGTTCCCATGATGACTTAGTTATGAATTTAGTTCTATTCGCGTGGTTATCAGATCAAGCATATTTTAAAGAAATGACTGATATAAATACATTAATGAAATTACGTGAAAAAACAGATGAGCAAATAGAACAAGATTTACTGCCTTTTGGGTTCATAGATATGGGTGATGATGACATAGATGATTCAGGTTTTGCTCCAATACCGCGAGAAGAAGCTTGGTTTTAAACAAATTGTGGATGTTATAAATACAATTAGAAATAATAGAAACTGATTAACATTTAACATATAATAATAAAGGAGAAGAATATGGCTTTTTCCGTAAGCCCTTCAGTAATCATCCGTGAAATAGACCAGTCGGCTTCAGTGCCGTCAATAGCTACTTCACCGGCCGCGATTGCAGGCGTTTTTAATTGGGGTCCCGTAAACGAACCCATCTTAATAACATCAGAAGACAATTTGGTTGCACGTTTTGGCGCACCAACAGACACAACTTATGAGACATTTTTTGCAGCTGCAGACTTTCTTTCATATTCAAATGCATTATACGTAGCGCGTGCTGAATTAGCTGGCGCAGAACAAGCAAGTGGTACTTTCTTCAAAGGCAAGTACTTAGGAACCAAAGCCAACGATCTTGACGTATCTTTTACCGATACAGCAGATTACGAACAGACAATAGCTTCTGTTGGTGAATTAAGTCAAAGTGGAGATGGCACAAGTGATAATATTATATCTTTTAATACTAATTCACTTGTATGGGATCAATCTAGTTCTTTTCCTGTTGGAACCTTTGCTGTCGGTGATGTCATAAGATTAGGTAACGATTCTGTGGGATATCAAGAACTTACAATTTCTGCTATTGAAACTGAAATTGCTGTTGCTTCTTATTACGTAAATGAATTGACTTTTGCTAGTAATTATAGATTAGCAGAAAGCGATTTATCACTTCTTTCAATTACAAAGAAATGGGGTTATGCTTCATCTTTCGCAAAAGCGCCTGATGCAGGACACAGACATATTGTAGTTATTGATAGAGCTGGTAATATAACAGGTAATGCAGGAACAATCTTAGAATTGTATAATAACGTTTCTGAAACTCCAGGTGCTACTAAATCAGATGGTAGAGATAACTTTATATATGATGTTATCTTAAACAGTTCATCATGGATAACTCCTACTGATACGACAGCTGATGACTTAATTACTTCTTTATCTGGTACTGGAAGAAATTATTCTTCATTAACTTCTGGAAATGATGGTGTAGCTTCTGGTGTTCCTACGACTGAAGCAAATGTTACTTTGGGTCCTCTTGCTCTTGCGTATGATACATTTATCAATGCTAATGATATTGATATATCCTTTATTCTTCAAGGAAAAGGTGATGCAGGCGCAAATCTTGCTAATTATATTGTTGGTAACATTGCAGAAACTAGAAAGGATTGTGTTGTTTATCTGTCTCCTTCTAAAGAAGCGGTTGTTGATGAATTGAAAAGTAACTCTAAAATGACTAATGCTATTGCATATCGTAATTTAGTACAGAGTTCATCTTACTGGTTCATGGACAGCGGTTATAAATATCGCTACGACAAATACAATGACAAATATCGTTGGGTTCCTTTGAATGGTGATGTCGCAGGTCTTGCTTCAAGAGTAGAACCTTACGAATCACCAGCTGGTTTCCGTAAAGGAATAATTAAGAATGTTGTAAAATTGGCATTCAATCCAAGCAAACCTCAGCGTGATCAATTATATAGCTCTGATATCAATCCTGTAATGTCTCAGGTTGGTCAAGGTGTCGTATTATTTGGTGACAGAACAGGCAATCCTATTGAAAGTGCATTTAGTTTCTTGAACGTCCGTAGATTATTCATTGCGGTTGAAAAGGCTATTGCCAGTGCTTCACAAGGTTTCCTATTCGAACTTAATGATACTTATACACAAACACAGTTTAAAAATATCGTTGACCCGTTTTTGAGAGATATTCAAGGCCGTCGTGGTATTATCGACTTTACTGTTATATGTGATTCTAGAGTAAACACACCAACTGTTGTCGACCAAGGTCTATTTAAAGCGCAAATCTTTATAAAACCGGCACGTTCCATTCAAGTAATTGAACTTACCTTTGTTGCTACACGCAGCGGAATCGAGTTTGAAGAAATTGTCGGTTCAGTAAATTAAGTTGATCCGGATTATGTTTATATAACTAAATGATAAATAATAAATAACAACAAATAAAAATAATAAGGAGAATGTGGCATGGCCGGATTCAACATAAATGAGTTTAAATCACAGTTAGTTGGTGGTGGCGCTCGTCCAACTCTATTCCAAGTTCAAATAATAAATCCTGTAAATCCAGGCGCAGACTTTAAAGTACCATTTATGGTCAAGGCTGCAGGTATTCCTGCTTCAACTGTTGGAGTTTATACAGTTCCGTATTTTGGTCGTCAGATTAAATACGCAGGAGATAGAACATTTGAAGATTGGGAAATAACAGTAATAAACGATGAAGATTTTGCAGTTCGTAATGCAATGGAAGCATGGATGGATGCAATAAATTCACACGATGCTAATACTAGAGCTTTGCCGCAAGATTACAAGTCAAATGCAATCATTACTCAGTTTAGTAAAGATGGTTCTCCAATACGCTCATATGTATTCGAAGGTATTCATCCAGTAAACATTGCTGGTATTGAAATGTCTTGGGAAACAGTTGATACTATTGAAGAATTCGGTGTTACTTTCCAGTATGATACATGGCGCGTTGAAGGTACTACAGGAATTCCAACAACTTAATTTATGATCGATTTTTGAAAGGAAGTATTATATGAAGATTCTTGGTTTTACGATAAA